ATTTGCTCATAGTGTTTCTTTGTAGTATTTTTCATCAAATGACTTTAAAGCAGATTGAGGAACCGAGTAAAACTCACCGCTACCGACACTTGTTAGATTCTCAGGTCGCAAAAATTTGTCTCGCGCAATTACGCCGACAATACGCACATGAGATGCTCGAATTTCAGTTAAAACAAAAAAGTCGCATGGCTTTTCGACAGACCAACTTACAGCGTTAAGATTACCGCCAGTAGTGTAGGTACTTTTTACATCTATGGTTCTGCCATCCAATAGTGTTAAGTCTGCACCAAATTTTCTAAAATCACAATTTAGGTCAAAATTTAGGTTTAAAACTTTAGCCACTGCATACTCAGTAATTACCCCATCAATGCACATTTGTAATCCATTTTGTTTAATGTCTTGTTTACCTTCGGGGCGATGCTGTGCGGTAATTGTGTAACGCATTTTGCCTATAAACCAGCAAATTTCCAATTCAGTCACTGTAGGATAAAAATTTAAATATCTTTTGTTAAAAGGAACCATTTAATTCTTTCGGTTTATATTTTTTCAGTTTTCTATATTTTGCCCAAGTAGCATTTTGAGTGCGTTTGAAACCTTCCAAATGCAGTTGTTTGTAAGCCTGCGCCCTGTTGGGTGCATTCAGAACAATATGCTCCTCTATGCAACTCCAAAACTCTATTTTCTTGCTGGACATTGCCTACCTTGATCGCAGTGGTTGTTGCAGGGTGGGCAGATGTCTTTGTGCCGCTGGATGTCTGCTGCTGACGCATCTCGGTCAATGAACTCGTCATCGTTCAGCCAAGTGCGCAAGATCAACCGCTTTCTCCAGCCCGTCACGGCTTTGATTGCGTCAAATGCTTCGTCTTCGTCTGATTTCATTTTTGCTCCTTAATTTTGCAAACAAGCCAGTTAATAAACATTTGAATTGCTACGCCCAACATAATCAAACAAAAATCACGAATCATGTGTTCTTCTCCTTTGACTTATTGACCCAGCACACCCAGTGGTACACAGTCCCTGAGTCATTCCAAAACCTGTCTCCCACCTTGAATAGCCCAAAGCATCGTGGGCATTGATGCGGTTTGAATAAGTTGCTCATGCTTGTCCCCTTGCTCGGATGGCTTGTTGAATCATCATTGGCGCTTGCCCAAAATTAAATTCATCACACACCTTTGCACACGCCTCACGCTCATGCTGTGCTACTAGCTTGGCAAAGATAACCAAAGCCGCACCATCACCATCTAAATAATCGTCGGTATGATTAAATTGTTTGCCATCCCATTCGTGCTTGGTAACTGCAACAATCCCGCATTGATCTGCTATCTGAAGTATTTCCATGTCAGTCATGTGTTTTTGCTCCTTAATTTGGCTTCAATGGCTTTTGCAAATTCGTTGTAAGTCCAATGTGCGGTTGAATCAATCTTGTATCTCAACGTTTGAACTTCCTCATCCGTCAGCCCTACCCATGTGCACTGTTCGTACAACGCTAGTGGTTTAACATCAGCAGTTACGGGCGCAATTATCTTTGTTGGTTTTGCCCAGTAAAACCCTTTGTGCGGGTCAAAAAATGCTATGGGTTCAATCATGTTGTTGCCCTTCCTTCTGCTCTTGCTGATGCTTCTAAACTTCGCCACACTTCAATTTTGGCTTCTGCCGCAATCATTAGCCAGCGCAAACGTTCGCATTTTGATACGGCTTGTTCAAGTCCGCGCAAATGCAATTTGTAATCAGGGTGTGAATACGCAAAGGTTTCTTTTGCTGATTCTGTTTTTTCGCTACTAGAGGCCATTAGAGACGCTTTAATTGTTTTACGGTACTCAGTCATGTAAATTACATTTGCTTTTGCCTGAGCGTATTCTGATGCGTTGTCGCGTATGAAATCCAGTGCCTTAAACGGGCTGATGTCTTGTTCTGTCATGATTCGTTTCCTTTTGTTCAATGATTACGGTGTAATACTGCTTTGGCATGGGTGCTTTTTTGTCCAATAAATCTCGGAACCATTCAGCCCCGCCAAGTTGATTAAAAATAATCCATTGCCTGTCTGACATTCGAATTTGTCTGCCAATAAGTTTTTCGGGTGGTTTGGGTCTTGGCATTTACAACTCTTGTACTGTGACGCGATACTGCTTGCCTTGCATATCGATTACGTCAATCGTTTTAGTAGTGGAACAAAATTCGCCAAATTCGCCAAGGTCAAATTGAATCTTGCCAACTTGGTCAAGCAAGTGCTCGCTGTCTTTGTTTAACAAAGAATGTTGTATGACAGTAGCGATGTAATCGCAGTAGGCCAGTTTTAATACTTTACTCATCATGATTTCCTTTTTAAAGATGCCAGCATTTGACGCTCGGCTTCGGTTGGTGGTCTGGTAATTTTCTCGTCTGCTTTAATTTTCTCTAACGCTGGGTCAGGCTCATTCGATGGTGGCGTTGAAAGCCTAACTATGTCGTAAGGATTTGGTTTTGCCGCCTTACTATTGCGTACCCAATTGCGCCATGTAGCGGCCCAATCAAGTTTCACGCCCTTTTGCCCTGCCTGTGCAATCCAGTAATCTTTGAACTGCTCCGCTGTTTGTCGGGTGTTCAGGTCGGGTCGTTCTGTTTGTGCCCACTCGCCCCATGGCTTTGGCAAAAACCAATCTTGAGCGAGGCGTGAGCCGCGCTGTGTCTTCTCTTTAATTGGTTTAATGGTTAGTGGTTTGTGGTTAGTGGTTAGTTGAACTGTAGTTGAACTATCGTTGAACGCCTGTTGAACATCTGCTGAACTGTTGTTCCTTCTGCGTTCAGCAGATGCTTTACCAGCGTTGGATTTTTTATTAAGAAACTGACGATAGTCTTCAATTTCCTTATCACAACGTGTGTGATGCCAACCATTTTCTGCAAGCCAGAAAAAAGATTCAAGAAGCAGTTCCGTCTCTTCAACTGAAGCGCCAATTTGAAAAGCCAAAACCTTGGCATCAGGTTTTAATGGTTTCTCGCTGTCGTAATACATCCACAATAGGCGTAAATAACCCATTGATTGAGTATCAGTCAGTCGTGCGGTGGCTTTAATAAAGTCACCAATGTGATGTTGATAGTAGTGCATTAGGCATCCTCGCAAACCTCCAAAAAGAAACTACGGCAGGTGGGAGGTACACTTTTCGGAACGGGGATCAATCCATTCCTAGCCGGTTTCAAACCATTCTATAGTGATTTTGAACGGTTTAGCAATAATTTTGCATAAATGTATTATGCCGCAATTTTTTCGATACTTACAACAGCCGCTCCCCATTTAATGATTTTTTCTCGGGTAACGTGCAACACATCAATTTGCCCGTCATCGGTAAAAATGCCGCATTGGCACAAGGCATCAAGCGTGGACTTGACAACATTGTCAATGTCTCGAATTCTGCGGTCAGGAGGGTAAAGTTCAATTGTTACTTTTAACCGAGCATCGCCTAATGGTTCAAAACCACTGCGCAAATAAACGATGTTGACCATATCTTTAAAGGTTTTTGCCTTTGACGTTAGATACCTATGCGAGCCTCGAAAACCCCAATAGGTGTTAACGCTAGGTGGAAAAGGAATTGTTATTTGAAAATTATTTGTCATACATCGTTTTTTTATGTTTATAATACTACCAGCACAATCGGTGCTATGTTTAAACAAGGGAGTAAGTATGAGAGATTTTGGCAGAGATTACGACAAGTGGCTAGATGAAAATGAAGAAACATCTTCTGACTACTACCACGAATTTCAAAACGCGCGTGAGTATTTTCTTGATCACGAATGCAACCCCCACGACTACGATGTGTTTATGGATGCACTTAGTGAGTGTGAAATAAACGCAGACAACCTCAAGGCGGCAATCGCTTTGGGCGAAAGTGGCTATGAGCAAATTGGCAAAGTCATTTGGACTGCAATTTATCACCACTGCGACTGGCGTGCCAAAACATTGGCAACAGAAAAATGCAAAAAACTTTAAGGAATCATGATGACTAAAACATTTATTGAATTACGCACAATCAACGTTAACCAGCACATTGAGAAAAAAGGCAATTTATCATACCTATCGTGGGCATGGGCGGTTGATTATTTATTGCAAGAGGACCCTACAGCGCATTGGGGGTTTCATGAACCTACCTATTTTGGTGAAACTGTCATGGTTTCTTGCGCAGTAGAGGCTATGGGCAAATCAATGTATATGCACTTGCCTGTAATGGATAACAAAAACAACGCAATTAAAAATCCCGATTCACGCAAAATTTCTGATGCAATGATGCGCTGTTTAGCCAAGTGCATCGCTACCTTTGGAATTGGCTTATATGTATATGCGGGAGAGGATGTGCCGTCTATTGATATGCCCGAGGAGGAGGCTGTCGATGTTGAGGTAATGATTGACGCAATCATGGCATCGCCATCGCTTGAGCAACTGCGCGAAATTTACTTTGCAACAGTTAAATATGCACGCGGTAATCAGGACACGATGAAACAGTTGGAAGCCGCCAAGGATGCACGCAAAAACCAACTGACCAAAGGTGCTGTCAATGAATAAAGAAGAATTACTAGACCAGTTTGCAATTGAAGCAATGAAGGCAATTCAACATCAAACAGACATGGTAAATGTGCATAACATAGCGATACGTGCTTATGCAATTGCAGAAAAAATGCTGGAGTGCAAAGAAACTATTTTAGACAGTTGGGCATTAAAAGATGCAATTTCAGAAGATGGCATTGAAATGCTTGAATTAACTGTGCGGTCTGAGCGTTGTTTAAAAGCAGAAGGGATTTACACAATCACACAATTACTTGGATGCACCCAAATCCGTTTGCTTAAAACTCCCAACTTAGGTAGAAAAAGTATCAATGAAATTATTGAGCAATTAGATGCACGTGGTTTAAAGTTAAGGGAGCAAGTATGAATCAGCCGTATATAAACATCGAGCAAGGTTCAGACGAGTGGAAAACAGCCCGCCTTGGTCATGTGACTGCCAGTAATATGGCAGACGTTATGTCCAAAGGCAAAGGGTCTAGCGAGGCTGTAGGGCGTTACAAATACAAGGTGCGATTGGTAGCAGAGCGACTGACGCAAACGGCTGGTGAATCGTATTCCAATGCCGCTATGGAATGGGGCGTTGAGCAAGAACAATTTGCCTGTATTGCATACGAATCCATTTTGGAGACTTTTATTGATAAAACAGGTTTTTGGTTGCATCCAACAATCCAATGGCTCGGTGTATCGCCCGACCGCTTGGTAGGTACAGATGGCCTTATCGAGGTCAAATGTCCAAATACGACAACGCACCTTAATTACCTGTTTGAAAATAAAATCCCAACGGACTATTACAAACAGATTCAATGTCAACTATGGGTTACGGGTCGCCAGTGGTGCGACTTTGTATCTTACGACCCACGACTGCCAAAACGTAATCAACTTTTGATTATTAGGACAGGACGAGACGAAAGTCTTATTAAGGAGATGGAAGCCGAGACCTTGCAATTCTTGTCTGAAGTTAATCAATTAATCATTAAACTTGAGGAGTAAATTATGGACACATTGATGGTTACCGTATCTCAAATCATCCGCACCAAAGTTGATGATGAATATTCAAATGAGGACGAAATACAGTTTTATCGGCAGGAAATTCCAATGTGGAAAATCCAGCAAGATAAACCACATTTACTGCGCGAAATTATTGCAATTTGCAACGACTTAACATTAACCAAGGAATAAATCATGGCAGTCAATAAATTTATAGGCATCGGCAACTTAGGCAAAGACCCTGAAATGCGTTTTATGCCAGATGGTAAAGCAGTAACCAATTTCAGTATCGCTATCAGCGAAAAGTACAAGGACAAGTCAGGCGATGCCAAGGAGGTCACAGAATGGGTCAACGTGGCGTTTTTTGGCAAACTTGCTGAGATAGCAGGGGAGTATCTTAAAAAAGGCTCAAAGGTCTATATTGAAGGCAAGATGAAAACGGAAAAGTATTCCAAGGATGGTGTTGACCGTTACACAACAAAAATCATTGGAGAAAAAATGGAAATGATTTCCAGCAAGGTTGACGCCGTTAAAGCATCACAAGAATTTGCAAAACCTGTGGAAACATTTGACTTAGATGATTCAATTCCGTTTTAAATAAGGCAAAATATAGATGGGCGCAGTTGCCACAGTGCTCATTACTCACAAGGGGGATGTCGAAAGATGTCTCCCTTTTTTTTGCCATAAAACATCATGTAACCCCACCCCGCACCGGCATTACCAGTTTTAACTCGAGCATTATTTGAAAACCCCTGTATTCAATTTAGGATTGTTAAATAATCCACAAAATCTTACAAAAGACCACGAAAAAACAAGATTTGTTGGTCTTTGTTATAAACAATAGTCAAAGCCTTTGCTTTTGAAAACCCCTGTATTCAATTTAAAATTATTTTTTTAAAAATATTTGCAAATATTTGTTGCAAAGCATGAAAACGCTCAAATCCTACTATAATACTTCTATGGCAAACAGCCATATTTAATTAAACATCTTAAAGGAACGAATCATGAAAACTTTGACTATCTCTCAAGACTCTTTTGATACAGCCTCCCGCTTCACAATCAATTTGAGCCGCAAAAATGGTTTGTACAGCGAAGCAAGTTTGCATAAAGATTACAAAACAATTGGCGATAACATTTTTTGGGCATTAAAAAAATCGGCTTGTTTGCAGTCTCATTATTCAGCCGAGGACATTGCACATCGTGACCATCTGCGTAGCATGCAACCTCTTGAGCATGGTGATTTGGTAATGATTGAGGGTGAGCAATACAAGGTTCGCATTTTGGGTAATTTCAGTGACTGTGCAATTTTTGACAAAGTATAAAAACAACTGGGGGTTCGCCCCCAATTTTTAATCATTTAAAAAGGAATCAATCATGCGTAAACAAATCAAAATTACAGAAGTTTTTCTCAAGCCAGAATACTTCAATCCTGTTTTAAATTGCACAGTGTCCGGTGCATGGACAGCCGTTTTCAATAACGGTTTTGAGGTTGCTATCTGCCGCGAATGGGAAGCAACAACAGCCGAGGATGCTCAAGCCTATTACGAAATGCACCA